CGCAAACGCCACCTGAAATGTCGTCAGCGTAGTTGTTCATATCATCCCGAATTTTTCTGCGCAGGACATCAACAAACGACGTGTACTCCTGTAGGGTTGTCATTTAACTCCTTTTGACTTAGGTTGGGGTTTGTTAGCTTGTTGGCGTTTTATTTCCAAGTCCGCTTTAGTTTTTGCAATATCTGCGCCCATGCGAACGCCTTCTCTTTCGTTATCCGACACCATGCGTTCTTGGTCTTGTTTAGATTTCATACCTACTTTCATGCCTTCTAATTCAAACTCAGCGGAAATTTTTTCTTTTTCCAAATCAAGTTTGTCAGCTTGAGCGGCAATGTCTGCTGCCAGTTTTTGTTTCTTAAGCTCAAGCTCTGCCATCTTGAGTTGAAGTTCTTGCATCTGCATTTGAATAACAGGGTCTTGTTGATTTTGTTGCGCTTGTGCAGCGGCGGCTTGTTGTGCAGCTTGGCCTTGGCTGTTTTGTAAAACAATAGGTGCGGCTTGTGCAATAAGCCGTGATAGCTGTACTTCGACAGCAGGGTCCATCTTTTCATCAGGCATAGGTAAATCAGCGCCCAACGCTTCTTGTATTTTGTTGCGATATGCAAAGCCAATGTGTTCTGAAAGGTGCGCCATCATCGCCTGTTGAATCATCGGCGCTTGTGGATTTTGACCAACCATCTGTTGAATCAATGGGTCTTGCATTGCAGCCATGTGTACTTTGATGTGCGCTTCGTGGTCCTGATACATAAACGCTTTCACGGGCTTTAACTTCAGCACGTTCATGTTTTCTGTTATTGGGTCTTGTGGCGTACGATCATCTTCTAACGGCACTAACTTATTAGCGTTTTTTATACCTAACACGTCTAACATCTGACGATGCAGCAAAGGCATGTCATATATTTGTGGCGCAGTCTGCGCTAATTGAAGAACTGCTTGGTATTGAACAACCCGCTGCGACATCGTTGCAGCATTAGGGTCAGAGACAGGAATAATTTCTATGTCTTCATAGTCAGACTTTTTAGCGCGTTTGTTGCCAGACGTAGGCTCGTAGTCGTAATCATCAGGCGAGTAGTCACGGATGATGGCTGCTAAGAGTTGGAGTTCTTGTTTGAGCGCGTAGTGGACTCGTGCTTGAACGGCAGACATAACTTTGAGCGTTCGTTCAAGTATGGCAAGAGTTGTTCCCACCGGAGTATTAGCCGACATATCGGACACTTGGATGTCGGCAGTTGCTGCGAAACGTCTTCCCTCCGCAACGATAGTACCAAGGAGCTGGAATAGAGTAGCCGATGGTTCTTTGTAAGGTAGCGGCAATATGTTGTCACGGATAGCTCCTGAACCTGTATCTACGTCTCGCCATTCCCCGGGGGCGATGGGCGTATCGTCACCTTTAATTCGTAAACCACGGGACTTAAGGCCCCCGGGCAAGTTAGAAAGAGTTCCAGCATCGACGAGCTGCCGCATAAGACTTGTGGCCGATTTCGCATAGCCGCCGATAAGATGGAACAGACCGAATCCATAGGGTCCAAAGCCGGGGATGTATTGGTAGTGGACAAAGTGTTGCCTCTTTAAATTGAGATCGTCGTCTTCCAACCAGTTACGACGAATAGATAATATGTCGTCTGAGCCTTTAAGTATTGTTACAACGTACGGCAACGCGATGCCAGTAGGTTCACCATCGTCATCCACATCTTCATAGCCGGGCAAGTCCAAGTCAATATGCACTTCATACAACTCATAGCGGTCGTCAAACGACGCTGACATGCCTGATTCTTTATCTTTCTTTTGCTGCGTTTCGTTGGTTACTTTAGGTGGTTCACCCAAATCTAAGTCGCGATAAAACCCAGCTTTTTGCAACTTTAAAATGTCGTTCTCAGTCTTGCGCATACGATGCGTTAGACGCGGACACGTTTGAAGTTCTGTCGTACCATACGGCAGGATGATGTCTTCTGCTGATACGTAGACTGATGTTTGGCGACCTAGTGTGGGGTCCTTGTACACCTTCTTAAATGCGGAGCCGATGGCAGGCAAAGAGAACAACATGCGCTCATGTTCAGGACGAAACTCTTTCATGACCTCAGTCAATTCGTAGTTCATGTCTTCTTGCACACGTTCTGCAATTTCTTTTTTAGCTGGCGTTTCTTTACCAATGATCTTGGCTTTAGTTGGGCCTTTGGCTGGGAACGTCTCAGTAATTGTTTCTGATTGGAAACGTACAACGGCTTCAGTAATCATAGGGTGAAACACGCCACACGCACCTGCCCACGGTTCTGTGCGCTCGTCATACTTCAAACCTAACAGCGTCAAGCCTTCTTTATATGTGTCTTCCCAATCTTTGCGCGAAGACAAGTCGTTACGCACGTCATCCAAAATCTCGCCCACAAGCGACTGCAATTCGCTTTCTTCCATTTTTTCCGCAAGGTTGGCGTTAAAGTCTTCTTCCTCTTCTTCGCCCGGCTCAATCTCAATTTCTAAGTCGCCAGCAGTAATACGTACGGCCTCTGGGTCTTCAATTTCAATCTCGATGCCATCGTCTTCTGCGTCGGCTGGCATGCCCAAGGGGGCTGCGTATAGGGCTTTATCTATCGACATGGTGCGTCCTTAATAGTATGCGTGTGTCTTGCGTTTAAAAAATTGCGGTTCATCCTCGTAGTCGCTTGGCAGACTAATGAAGCCGCCTTGGCGATAGCGCAGCAGCGCTTGGGACACCGTATCAACATAGTCGTCATGTTCGCCCACGGGGAACGCTGCGACTTCTTCAATTACTTCTCTTGCCCATCGTGTGTCTGGAGCCCAAACCTTGCCACTGTGGAAGAAGTCAGCGACAGCGTTAAGACGGGCGGTTTTATCGGTACTACCTTTAACTCGGCCTCGGCTGGGGGTGAACTCATCGACGGGGATGCCCATTGCTCTGAGTTCTTGGATAAGTGGTGCGCCTGCTGCCTTTTTCTCCACAATGAACGCATCTGGCTCCCACTCTTTGTAATGTTTCAAGGCAGTTGCCTTTAATTCAGGGAACTGCATCCGGTCTTTGAACGCATCCAACAGTATTAAGTTAGGTGCGCCGTTGTCCTCGTCGTTATACCAGACGCCCCATGTAGTACAAGCGCTATAGTCGGCAGATGTTTTAGATTCATGCGCCGTATCCCAGCTCTGAATGATGTAACTGCACTCTGGTGGCTCATCTTCTTCCCAAATTTTCCACGAACCGCGTCCAATAATGGCTGACACGTCCGATGTTGGATTCTGCATGTACTGCGCGTTCCAAAATCGCGGGTCTAAGTTGGCTTTCTTAGACTTCAACATCTCCAACGGCCATTGTTCAGGCCACAGCGACTTTTCTTCCGGCGTTCCCTCGTTAAATATGGCAGGCAACTCCACAATTTCCCACGTATCCGCGTCAGGGTTCTTAATCTGGTAGTCAATTAAGCGTCCGGTCAGGTCAACTAAGCTCCAACGCGTCATGATTACGATAATTGCGCCGTTTGGCATCAGACGTTGTAGTGGGCCTTGCTGAAACCATGCCCACGCGGCATCAAACGCACCGCGGCTGTTGGCTTTCATGTCCTGTTCTGAGTGCGGGTCGTCAATTACAAACAAATCGGCACCACGACCAGCCAACGCACCGCCTACACCGGCTGCGTAGTACTGGCCTCCGGCGCTGGTTGACCACTTACCGGCTGCTTTTTGGTCGTCAGCTACCCTAGTTTTGGGAAAAATGTCTGCGTATTCCTCAGATTCGAGCAAATTTCGCACGCGACGACCAAAATCCTCAGACAGACCCGCGGTGTGCGTGCCCATGATGATCTTTTTTTCGGGGTATTTGCCAAGGAAGTAAGCGGGGAACAGGTAGGAGGAGAACTCTGACTTACCCATACGAGGAGCTATGTTGATAATCACGCGTTTTTTCTTGCCATCAATCACGTCTTGGAAGATTTTGGCTAGCTTTCTGTGATGGGGGCCAATCTTAAAGCCCGGATAAACCTGTGTCGCAAACCCAAGTACTGAATCTTGAGCAGCTTTCTTACCCGCACGATTCGCCCTCTCCTCAAGATCAGACAGCAGTTCTGCTTTCTCCTGCGCTGAGAGCGTAGGTAGTATCTTGTTGAGCGCTGCGATTTCATGCTGGTTCAGGTTCATCGTCGGCCTTTGGTATTTCCTCCACGTACGTCACGTCAGTGATATCCACGATCTTTGCCATGCGTTCCAGTTTTTCTTTAATGCGACTATCCAGTTCAGAGTCCGACAGATCAGATTTTTTAACTTCTATTCGGTCAGTAAATAACGCTACCTCTGTAACTTTACCTAGCAGCTCAAGCGCACGTAGGCGTATCTTGGCATCAGGGTGTTTTGTTTCCTCCACCAACTGCGCCACCGCATAGCCCCTGATTTCTTTAGCCTGTTCAACAAAGTGCCAGTCGTAGGCAGTCAACATGCCAACTAAATGTTTTACCGCTTCTGGCGTGGTTACTTTTGTTAGTGCCGCTTTCTTGGCTTTGGGGTCTTGGTCTTGGGTTAGCACAGCAAACGCTTGTCTGGCGCTGTCTTCCTGAATTTGGTCCGTTATGTCTTCGTCGGATACCGCGCCCAGTTCTTCAAGCCATTTAGCCGTTTCAACTTGTGCGTCCATCAGTTGTTCCGGGGTTGCTTTTGAGACAGGCGTAGCCACCGGCGTGTCGAGAACGTCGGGAGTAAAAACAGTTTCATCTAATAAATGCTCTAGCATAGGCGCTGACCATTGCAGTCACGTTGGGCGGAGTATATACTCAGTTCTGCGGTTGTGTAAATTTTTACATGATTGCTGTCTCCGTGGTTGGAGATCTCACTTAGGGCAACGGCCCTTTTAGGCCCCTACTTCGGTGGGGGCTTTTTTTATGTGAGTATGTCTAATATTAGACAGATTCCTATTTGATTTTTTATAGAAAATTTTGTGTTATTTATTTGACTACTTGCTCATGTTTTGCTTTTTTTGGGTATGTTATTGAATTTGAAACAAAAGTGAGATTGCGTGTGGGGAATAGTGATCTATGGCGACGCCGCTTCGCTGCTGAGCTTGCTTGGGTGGGGGTACGGTGGGGTTCGCTCTTAGGGAATAACACGTTAAAAAATAACGTGTATGGTAAAATATAGTTGTCGGTTTGAGAGCACTCTGCTCTGCAACGACGGCAAGCGGGACAACGTGTCCCGCTTATCTTTTCTAGGAGAACCACCATGTCACAACGTAAGCACACGCAGTTGTTTGACTGCTTTGATGTCCTGTCCTTTGACCAATCAGACATTGACGCTATCGTGAGTGAGGCGAAATCACTCGGCGCAAAGACTCGTGCTCAAGCCAATGAGTTGATTCTGCTTTGGGCACACGACCGTTTTGGTATCAAGATTGTTGACACGCTTGACCACAAGAAGAAAGTCAAAGGCTTTGACCCTGAGCATCCAGAGTTTCAAGCCATCAAGAAGCGCAAGAACCGTATCCTTGCTCGTATGGGATTCGGCGTTAAGTCCACAAGCCATGTGCTAGACAAAGACCCTTTGCTTGCAAGCGCAGAGCGTTTTGCTAAGTCACACACCGCAGCGCAAGTTAAGAAGTACATCAAGTTCTTGCAGGAGCAAATCTAAGCGAGACACGTTGTCCCGCTTTCAACCGAACCGCGCAGGGAATCACCCCTCTGCGCGGAATCCCAATGTTGTCAATCAGGAGAACCACGTGACTCAACTTCAAAAGTTCATACGCAACACCGTAAACGCCAAAGGGTGTATGCACATCAGAGTAGGCAAAGGTAGCCCCGCAACTATGGCAACAATAAACGCTCTACTCAAGAATGGATATAAATGCGCGTTGCTTTGGAAAGATACAGCCAGACCACAAAGGCACGCCGCTCTCTGGATTATCGAATACCCATTCATCTGAGGAGAACCACATGCACCAACTCATAGCCGACATCATTGTCTGGGCTTGCGCCCTTGTATTCGCTGTCTATGCCTTCATCAACCTAAGCTAAGGAGAACCACCATGCGTAACGACCAACTCAAAGATGCCTTGCTACGTGCAGGCTTTAAAGCAGAGAAAGAAACACAACTCAAGCGAG